TGTCAAACTCTTGTCCATTATATTTGATACCGTGCCCTGTACCTTTTCCCACGATAACATCAAAGTTGTCTGGATGACAAATGGTCGCAGGGATACCTAAGTCACGAAGACTTTCAACGAGCCTGCGATTTTCGTATTCGCCCTCGTCTCTTTTAGACAATATTAGTACTGACATGCCGAACCCTGTTTATTGTATTTAGTCGTTTTGGGCCCTCACTCCATCATACTTGAGCATAAGATACACCACTAATGGATGGTCTTGTGGCTCAAATTCAATATCATATCCATCACTTTTTCGCCTAAATGGATAGAATTTGACACCAGACCTCTTGATCGCTTTTTCAATCTGCTTGAAGTCCGTAGCAGGAATATGAATCTTAGACGTATTCATCTTCGTCCTCCTCCTCTTCACCTTCCCAATACCAATTTGGATTATGATTAGGATCGTCATATGCCTTATACAAATACTCGTTGGGCATAAGGATTCTAAACTTATCACCAGCAGATAGTGTTAAGAAAGACAACTCCGACTTCTTATAGATATCAGTGACAAAGTATTGACTACCGCATCCTCCCCCAAGTTTCTTGAAGGGACCATGTTTAATCTTGCTCTGCTTGATGGCAGATTCAAGGTCTTTCTTTTTATGCCAACTACAAATAACACGAGTGATGCCTTTCGCCTCATTGTGTAAGCGAATCTTATCATGCTGCGTTAGTTTGGATAGAGTGGCATTGTTACTATCGTCAATGACCAACATACAGTCCTTGACCTTGATAGCGCCTTTAGTGTGTGGATTGTCGGGAGTTTCTTTGGTAGACCACGGAATAGAACAGTCAACGTGATTTACGTAATATGATTCACCTTTTGTTTTTAAGACCCACATGGGAATCGAAGGGTCTTCCAAGTGCTTCTTGTTGAAGTGAAACACTACATCTTTACAAGCTAATTCAATCTATGCCATTTTACTTTCTCCTTTGTTTAGCATTCATTAATATTTAGTCGATATCATATCGAGTAGAAAAATGAAGTAATCTATCACCAAAGCAAAGTCTTAGCCAAATTTCTTGTTCATTGCTTTTAGTGATGATTTGTAAGTCGTGATTTACTTTTACCCAACTACGACTATGAAAACCCATAGTATCTATAGGATAATCATCTGTTATTATAGAAAAATCAACATTTGCCCGGCGAAGAAACTCAATATCATCGTCGGTCACTTCACCAAGTAATGTCCAAACTTTAGTAATCACCTGCTTCACTGAAAAACTATAGCAATGATAGCAACATATGTAAGCTGGTGAACCAGTTGATCGAAGCCAGTAAGCTGCCAAAACTCATCATGAGTAGTTGCAGTCCAGCCCTTGATGCGGTTGATATTCATCTTTGCGTAGTCTGTCAAATAGTGAACTACGAATTCACCTGCTGCTAGCGTCAAAGCAAACTGCGGTTGACTGACAAAGAAGCAAAGAATGATGTAAGTAGTGAACGCATGAATACCAGAATGAGCAATTCCGCCCCAGTGTCCAAACGTTCCCTTATTCTGCCACATATAAGCGGGCTGGTAGTAGAAATCCCAAATGAAATGCTTAACAAGCAACAATGTCAAAAGAGTAATCATACTACCAACCCTAATTATTGGCGCGCCCGACAGGATTCGAACCTGCAATCGTGGGCTTTAGAGACCCTTGTGAAACCACTCAGCCTCAGGCGCGCTTAACCTTACTTAACGTTCACGATACCCTTGAAGTCGTAAGGAACGACGATGGTGTTAACCTTGCCTTCCTTAACAGCTTCGGCAATCGTAACGATAGCAGTTGCTTCCATGTACTTGGTAGCACCGGCGTTTGCGTTAAGTGCTGCGATACGCTGTGCTTCAAGCTTAGCGGTAGCAACTTCAACTTCCTTACGCTTGTTTTCGTTCTGTGCCTGAACAAGCAGGTTAGCACTCTCTACAATGTTCTTAGCAGGAGTGATCTGGCGAACGAGAACCTGCGAGACGGTGATAGAGGAGTCAAGCTTTTCAGCAGCAAGCTGGTTAGTGATTTCCTGACGAACAAGCTGTTCGATTTCAGCACGGTTGTCAGCAAGCTTAAGTGACTCGTAACGACGGGCAATCTTGTAAGCTGCGTTACGACCAAGCTGACGGATGTAATTATACATCAACAGAGTATCACCATCTTCGTTTTCAGCGTGGAATCCGCGGTTCTTATCAACATAGATTTCAGCAACGCTTGAAGGGTTGATAGAATAGACAATAGACATGTCGAAGTCAGCGACGGTCGAGTTATCCGAAGCGAGAGGAGTCATGTCAGTGATATCGACCTGAACGTCCTTAGTCGGGAAGGTGAGAACATCACCAAAGATAACCTGGTTAATAGAGCCAGGCTGTAGTTCAGTGGTTTCAATCGTCTTATCGAATGAACGGCGAACACCGACTTCACCGGTTTCAATTCGAGTACACGCAGCAAGCGAAGAACCAGCAGCGAGGATAACAGCAAACTTAGCAATACGATTCATTTTGATTTACTTTCTTAAAAGAGTACAATGATAGTTGCCACCAACAGTGCTGTCAGTGACGTACAAGCTATACTATAGCCCAACCACTTTGTCAAGCTAATTTTTTCCTTCTTGGTCATTTTCCTAAAAATATCAATACCGAAAAAGAAAATCAGGAAAAGAGAAATAAAAGCAACAATCATCTTAGCCATATAGGCCTCCTTACGTTTACGTTTAGAATTTCACTATAACAGATGTTGCGGTGTTTGTCAACCTATATATCTAGGTCTTTGTTACCCTGAATGAACTTCTTTTCTTGAACAGTGGGTTTGCGAAAAACCTTTTCTGAATGGCACACGAGACATTCAGGATTACCACAGTCCAGTGCGTGACGTTTGGCAAATCTATGGGGCTGCTTCAATAGATGTTCAGCGTTCCATGTGTTTTTAGCAATGCGTATTTGTTTTTTGATTGCGTTTGCGGTGCGGTGTAGGCGCTTAGCCTTTTTGGTTCGGTCGTCGCTCATTTGTCCAATCTAGATTTTGTAGTGTGCGGATTCTTTTGCTTAGAAAGTGCTTCTGCTTGTTGATGTTTAGTCCAGCGCATATTTTTAAGGTTACCTTGCTCTATAACCTTTTGAATAAGCTTTCTTCCGGCACCTAGACGATTTAGATTCATACGTTATCTCCTATACATATTTATTCACCATCAGATATGACTATCCATCCTAACTTAAACAAATCTTCTTTAATCTCATCCGATACTATGCTTTCAGATAAGTACCCTTCCATGCCCATATCACCGGTGGGACCTCCCATACCTGAACAATACCAATCAATGTAGTCACCTTCTTCACGCATATCAGCAATGATTCCGCCGGCGTAGCGCCAAGAGCATGACCACTTTTCTTCTGCTAGCAATGGCCAAACATCGTTCTTGATAAAATCGTTATTACACATAGCAGCATATAGATTTTGTGCGTATACATCCGAGTTTCGAACTTTTTCTAAAATCCAATCCGTGCTACGTAAATCGTATTCAAGATTATTTTTTTGCCACGACGGATCTTGCTCTTGCTGTAGTTTGAGTTGATCGAATTTTTCATACCATTCGAGCATTTTATTAGTTTCAGGATCTTCCATAAGATTTTTTTCTGTTTGACGTTTTATGTATTTGTCACGTTGAAAGGTGTTTCTCTCAGGGGACTTACTCAACATGATTTAATTTTGCCTTCTTATATTCTTCGATGAAGTCTACCTTGGACTGCATCGGAGGGCGCACACCGCCTAATTCTCTATATGACTTCATCATATCATTATCATCTTTGCCGTATACGTACCACTCGTCCATTCTCCAGTGATCTACTCCGAAGTCTAAGTAGCAATCGTGTCCCCAAAAATTATTAGCGATCCACAATACTGCGTCTCTTTCAGTCATTCCGGTATTGCTCATCCATCGATGGAACAACATAGTAGGTCTAAAGTTTCGTATAAACGTCATTAGATAATATTTCATTTCTGGCAAAATAGTATTGCTCTGTAAAATTCTATTGATGTCCTCATGTTTTTCGTCTAACGAATAATCATTGATATCTATCAACGAGTACCCTTGCTTTTGATACATGGTTGACAACGAACTTTGTGTTACGTTGTTCTGATCACTAGTAATAAACAATGGAGTAAACGCCAAATGATTTGTCTTCCAATGTTCATCGCACCACTTTTTAGTCTCGTTTAATGTGTCCTCTGTTTCGTGCGGTAACCCAGCAATAAGACTAATAGTTCCTCTATAATAGCCATTGTGCTTCATAAAGTAATCCTTAGTATCAAGGATAGCCTGCTGAATCTTTGCCGGTTCCATTCCTTTACCAATAGCAGCAGCACTAGGTCTATGAAACGATTCAATTCCATAAAACTGTCCGTTGAACTGCATCCGTGCTAAATGTTCAATATCTTGTGGACGAGTATGTAGTAGGTCTGCCCTGATATATCCACCGAAGTTAGGCTTGAATGGCAAGTCCTCGACTACATCCGCATATTTTATTATCTTTTCTGTGTGGTCGTTAAACGTTTCATCTGCGATTGAATACCGATAGATGCCGAAATTATCATAATTTCTTAATAGATTGTCTCTGAAATCGTCGGCTGATCTAGTGTGATCATCTTTAACTCCCAGAATGCTATATGTACAGAAAGAGCATTTGAATCTACATCCACGACTGGTTTCCATTGTCACTGCTTCAAACGGCTTTAAGAAATCTCTCTTTTCAAAATCAATAGAAAGATTACGCATAGGGAAAGCAGGATAGTCATGTAGTGCGTGTACAGTCTTTCTTTTATTGCCTTCCTTATCTACAACTTCTTCTTTGTATTTGGCAGTACCTTTTAAAATTTCAAGTATCGCTAATTCACCGTACCCCACCACCATATAGTCAGCAGGAATTAAATGTACGTTATGAAACTGCGTCGATCCTGTAATAATCAATATATCAGGATACGTCTGCTTTAACCAAACAAAACATCTATACAATGTTTCAGTGTTCATATTGAACACCGCACCCAAGCCTACAAATTTTGTATTTTGATTTACTCTTGATCGAATCAGTTCCTGAAATTCTTCGAATTTCCAACTAGGAGCAAAATCAATAACTTCAACATCCACGCCGTGCTGGCGTAAAAAGGAGGCAATTCGGTGCGATCCGGCATGCCTCCTCACTGAACTATAGCTGATACCAGGTAGATCCAACGGACGAGAAGGCTCGTCCGTGTTGATCATTCCTCCAAAAATTAAGCCATGTGTAGTCACTATGCTATATTTATACTCACTGTCCGTGAGTTACGCAAGTTCCCGCTGATAGAGTTCGAACCCTACCGTCTTACACATATAGATGTTGCCATTTACAATGAAAAGATCACCGATCATCGAACTACGATGACCATAAGACTTATCACCGCAAGTCAGAAGCGGCTGAACAACTTCAACGTTTTCGCTGAAATCTTGGTTCATTTCGCCGTCCTCAAACTCCGGACCCTTGCTCCACGAGCCAAAGATGTTCTGGGTACGAGTGAATGCGTATTCACAAGCGTCAAGTTCAGCGTTCTTGTTAAAACCAAGCTGATACTTGGGAACGTTGACATTAGCAACGTGAACAAACTCACCAGCTTCCAGATCGTGATACATAACCTTAACAAGCATTTTTTGTCTCCGTCTCTTGACTATAGATTTACACTACACGAGTCTTAGGTATATGTCAACCGAAAAAATGCGTTTTACCTACTTTTTATAAATTAATGTAGTTCGTAGTTCTAGTAAGGATAGCAGATCGGTCATTAACGCAAGATCGTCGTCGGTTATGCCTTCACCGCTATTATGTTTAATGAAACAAATTTCTGATACTTCGTTAAGCTGTTCTAACAAAACATCATCGACCGGATCGCCGTCGGCGACCTGATCCATAAGCATGGTCAATCTGCGAGTGATATCCTTTAAGGCTATCTCTAAATCAGCAGATAGCATACTTTATTTTCGCCCCTCGATGATGAAATCTCGGACACGTTCACGGTCGATGCTGTCAAACACAGGTTCCTGACCATGACTACCATACATATGTTCAAGCTTACGAGTAGCCGCAATAATTTCAGGATAAGTTGCGTCTAGGGACTTGTAGATACCATCCACGCCGTTATAAAACGAATGAACGTAGTCGTAGAATTCTTCCTTAGTCATTATTCGTACTCCTTAAACCAATCGAGGACGTTCTTCTTGTTCTTGTCAAAGAACGAAACATCCATACCATAATGCTTCTTGCTCTTGAAGATCAGGCCCTGCCAAGCATAGCCACCTGCATTCTTGGGACGATACTTCCACTTAAGCTGGCCTACAACCTCGCCGTTCTTCTTAACAGCAAAGGTGTGAAACTTTTCGTTGGGAAGGTCTGCGAAACCGTCGAGAACCTTAGCGAGGGCCCACTTGACTTCGGGCTTGTACGGACGAGCAACCTGCTCGTCAACGTACACAGTGCGACCATCTTCGGTCTTGATGATGATATCCTGAATATATTCTTCGGGGTCGTTAGTACGAGCAACAAAGGTGCCGATAACTTCGACTTCATCGCCGGCTTCGTTATATTCAAGACCCTTGACAAGATCACCAACCTGAAACATCGCTATCTCCTTGCTATATATTTGTTATAGCAAAATGGGTAACTAATGTCAACCGATTATTTTAAAAAAGATCGACTTTTTCCCAGGGAAGGTAATCTTTTCCGAAGTGACCATAATTAGTCGTAGACGTATAGATCGGTCTAAACAAATCGAAACGATCAATAATACCCTTAGGGGTTAGGTCTACGTTGTCACGAATCCACTTTTCAATATCTCTGCTATCACCGTTGCTGTCTACGTACACACTAGTAGGTTCTTCAACCCCAATAGCATAGCTAAGCTGAATCTGTGCCCAATCGGCCTGCCCATCTGCGACGATATTCTTAGCAAGATAACGTGCCATATACGCAGCACTGCGGTCGACCTTAGTTGGATCCTTACCGCTGAATGCGCCGCCACCGTGAGGAGCATAACCGCCGTATGTGTCTACAATGATCTTACGTCCAGTAAGACCAGTGTCACCATCAGGGCCGCCAATAACGAATCTACCAGTCGGATTGATTAAGAACTTAGTGTTATCATCAATTAAATCTTTAGGAAGAAGTTCACGAATGAATGCTTCTATAGCATTACGCAGTTCTGTAATTTCAATGTCAGGATGATGCTGTGTTGAGCAAACAATTTTATCGATGCGACTTACGGCATTATCGTCATTATATTCGATAGTGACTTGGCTCTTTGCGTCTGGACCCAACCAAATAGCATCGCCATTTTTTCTAGCATACGACAAACCTTCTACGATCTTATGGCTATAGTGAAGGGCTGCTGGCATATGATTATCTGTGTCGCTACACGCATATCCAAACATAATACCCTGGTCACCTGCGCCGAACGTATCTGTTCCCAAAGCAATATCTGGACTTTGTCCATGCATAAGATTAGCAATTTTTACTGATTGCCAATGAAATCCATCTTGTTCATAACCAATATTTTTGATAGCTTTTCTAACAAGGTAGTCAACATCAAGAGGATCAAGTTCCCCTTTATACTCTCCTGCGACTACAACTTGATCAGTAGTTACTAGAGTTTCACAAGCACAGCGCAACGAGCGGTCTTGATTGCTCATTAATAGGTCTAGAATACTGTCACTGATAGCGTCGGCAACTTTATCTGGGTGTCCTTCCGAAACACTCTCACTGGTAAATAGGTATGACATAGGTTTCCTTCATTTGATTATAGTATATATTAGTTTAGGGAGGTTGTCAATAATTTATTAGGCAATCCAACAATCACAGTTACATTCAATTACCCTGTCAATAGCTTCTTGAATGCTAGGAACTGCCGGCATCATCGTACTGTTAGTGTACTTAGGATCGAGATTTGATGGTAGATTAGTAGGATCGTATTCAGGAGCAGGCTGAATAATAATAGGCAACGTAGTATCTGAGTTTATGTTAGGAGCAATATTATTAACCCCTGTAGGATTATTGACCTGAGCAGTCAATAAAGGAATAGTAGGTCCAAACGGTCCAGTTGAAATTACAGGGCCAACAGGAACAATTGGGGCTACTACTGGGTTAGGATCACCTTCAAGAATCGGGGTAATATCACCTGGTGCGGCCGAAGACTTCAACTGGAATCCAGTTGGCTGCGTGGACTGACCAGAAGGAGATCCAATATCAGCCGGCAGCGAAGAACTATTAGGGAATATGACAGTACCATCTGGCGCCTGTATCGGAGAATCAGAAGAATATGTACCTGACGGCGAAGGAGTCACAATCGTACCGTCTGGCATTTGAATATACGGCCAAGCGGGAAGAGTGTACTCTCCCAGAGGTCCGGAGACACCTGTGCCGTTGATAGCTAGCGGAGCAGTTCCATTAGTGGTCAGTATCTTTTTCTCAGTATCAGATAGATCATCAGGAACATTGTTATCTTGATCAATACCCAACAACTGTAATCTAGCCTGGTTTCTCTCCTGTCTCATTAACCCTACAGTGCTTTGGCCGCCTACTGTGTTCATATCGCTCATAGCTTCGATAGTTTGCGCTGCCATGTGCGGTCTAGTATCCTTTGAGTACTGCGGTAAGCTATCAGTAAATCCATGCGTAGCTGAAGGATACGGACTAGCAAAATAATCTTTAGGCACAGCGACCGGAGTTAATGCTTTAAATCTAGTTCGCTGTTCGATCATTAATTGGGAACCCATTCCGCTCCAATATGTATTCAAGAATTTAGCTAACTCAGGCTTAGCATTTAATATAGATGTGATTTCTTGATTAGCCTGTAGTATGTAGGCACTAACTACTTGGTTCATCGGTTGCGGCCAGCCGGTTGTGCCGTAAGAAGTGTTTAACCCGTCTGTAGCAATATCTCCGTTTGATGCTACTGGTAATCCCGTAGTAGGTGGATATTGAATAGATGCTGTAGGAGGAGTCAATTGCCATGACCCTTTATTGGTTACTGTTGCTGAGTTGACTCTACCGAACGTTCCGCCACCCAGTGATGCGGCGAGAGCATCATTTCTACCTACGATTCCTATTCCAGCGCCGCCGTTATCACAAGTGATTACAGGATCAGAAGCAGTACCTCTACCATATCCTCCACCAGAATCATTTATTACTAAACTACCCACTCTATATTCTGTTTGGAATATACCGGGTGATATCTCTATTTCTCTAGTTTCGGGGATGACAGTGACGCTGGCACCTTCCCAAGTTACAGCTAAAAATAACTGATTGTAAATATTATAAAGTTTTTTAGTTTCTAATTGATTCAATCTTTGCTTGATTAACTTCCAAGGGTAAGGAAGACCAGTCATACAACCAAACAAGTCACTCATAGTATAAGTGCCGTTTGGACCAGAACCCAGCGCGCCCCTAGTAGTACTTTGATTAATCATCTGTTGGTTAGTGGGCTTACTCGTACCTGCTGTTTGAGGTAGGTCCGAAACATTTTCAATGCCAGTTACTACTTTAGCAAATTGTTTAATATCGAACGTTTCAACACTTTTCACCTGCCGCAAAGTGAAAGATAATGCCCCCGCAGCAAGTGCTTGATTGGTAGGTAAGATTCCCGATAGATAACTATCAAATCCTTTTGGAACTTCTCGGTAGTTCTTGGGAGTCGTACTCGAATCGTATAGTGGAGGATTTCCTTTAGGCACAAGAGTACCCACATATTCTCTCATAGCAGGTAGATTCAACGCGGGATTTACGGTTCCGTCTGTATAAATCAAATAGTAGGTTTTACTGTTTGTCGGCCCCGGTGTTGCGTTGTACATTGGAACGGTAAGAGTAGCATAGCTGTTAGGAAATAATTTCTTTACATCTAGCAAATCTGCTAAAGTCTGTAACCCTTGAGTTCTACATTGAATGGGAGCCAAAATAGCTCGTAGATTTTCTCCTGTCATTAACAGGAAAGCACCGTATATTTTTCTTTCCTGTTCTTCTGTGGGATTCAGAACTTCACCGGAAGATATCTGAGAAATTTCAGGGCTTGTGAGTCCCGATGCTAGCAATACTAAACTCAGATCCTGCGTGATGGCCCCCTGACTTCCTAGAGTTCTTAACAGATTAGAAGGAAGTCCGAATGAGTCAATGTTGGTCAAGTCTAGCGCCATACCCAAATTTTCTAGGTCGGCACCAAGCGCAACAGTAGATAAGCTTACACCAGTGATGTCCGCACTGATTAAATCATTCATGTTACTGTACGTACCTTCTAAGAAGGTATTACCGTTATTGGTTGCAATTATAGCTTGATTAGCTTGATCTATATACGCACTAGTAGAAGTTATAGACGATAAGAATTCTTTATATTCTGGTAGTTGATAGCCCTGTAAATAAGATGGAACGCTTCCATCTGACGGATCAACTACTGTTCCATTCCAGTTGAATTCGTTCCATGCCTGCAATGCGTGTAATCTGATATATCCCCATTGAGTCACGGAATGATTTGGGTTAGTCATATTGTACGGGTACCAGGTAGCATTCTGCTTTTGATCAGTTACACCTTTTCCTTGCAGTGGGTCGCCATATGATCCGTCATAGTTTCCATAACCAGTTGTAGCTGGTCCAGGTAGAGCATTTGTATAGCCTGCTTGTCTAGCATATTGCTCTGCGTATGATAAAGCTGTAGCAGAAACACTTGTTCTTGCCCATAGATTAGCAGGATCTACTGGAACATACGTAGGAGGCATACTATTTCCTAAAGCAGGAATAGTACCGTTTCCAATAGCAATAAGATTATCGTATACACTAGTACCTGCCGGCGATTTCAGTACGACTCCTCTGTTATAGGCGTCATTGATAGCCCAAGTTAACATTCGTAAACATGTGTCACTGACACAGGAGCCAAAAGAGTAAGCGGCATTTCTTTTGCTGACTCCCATAAAAGATTCCGCTACCGGATTAATATTAAATCCGGTATCATACATGTAGTCGCCAGTGACGTTAATTCCTAAAGGACTATTTTTTCCAGTATCTGCCATTTTCTTCTTTACGGTACATTTACGTTAGGACTACCTTGAACAATCTTATGACCGCAAGTATTTCCTGAACCGACTCTGACTACTGGTTTTCCTTCTACGAATACACTAGGGCTACCATCTGTAGTTTTTGCCTTAGCATGAGGGCCGGGACCATGCGGGCTAATATCACTAACATGTACTGATACCGCAATCCCGTTAGCAAACACAGTTTTCGCGCCGGTAAGTAACTTGCCGCCACCGTTGTTTGCGTCACCCTTTCTGCTAAGTTTTGCCATTCATTATCCCATAATAATCTTTTTGTCAGGAACTACTAAACCAGTAGTCGCTTCGATATACTTTGCCTTTACACTTTCGTCTGTCAAAGCATGAATCGTGACGTTATTAGTATTTAGTCTTGTTTCGGCCTTCGGATTTGCAGTGAACAAACTAGCAATCAAACCAAGACCTTGCGGCCCAGGAGCAACAGAAACTGGATCATGTAATAATACATACTTCTCATCAATATCTAAAACTCTTGCTACAACTTCTTCTCCGCTTGTAAGTTTGAAGGTGTAGACTTCACCTGCCATAATATCTTTCATTATCTTTCCTTATGCTGCTTCTGCTAAGAACTTAGCGCGAAGCTCTGTAAATCCACCGACGAGTTCTCCGTCGAGGAAAATCTGCGGGACGGTACGAGCATCAGGAACTGCTTCTAATAATTGTTCCTTAGTCCAACCCTCACCAATCTTTCTTTCTTCGAATTCGATACCCTTCTGTGATAGTAGATTCTTTGCCTGAACACAGTAAGGGCAGTGATCCTTTGACCATACAATAGCTCTCATATTTTTCTCCTTATAAGCTTGGTAGTTCATCGTAATCAAGAATGTCACTCATAACACCGATTACATAGTTAGTTGATTCGTTTTCTTGAAGTGCGGTCTGCTTCTTGCTAGTATCACTATGCTTGTTGAACCAAGGAATAGGAGTAGTCTTAGGAGCAGGATTCCAATATTTGATGCCGATATCCTTGAGTGCGCCAACCGCTGTATAGTCAACGAAGTCCTTAAGAATAGCAGCGTTAAGACCGATAACCGGGCCCTTTTGGAAGAGATAGTCAGCCCATTCTTTTTCTTCACGAATAACATCTACGTAGATTTGATGGACTTCTGCTTCGCATTCAATCTTTGCCTTAGCAAAGCGAGGGTCTTCCTTGACAACCTGATTGATCAGGAATGCTGTCCAACCTTTGTGTAGTAGCTCGTCTTGTAGAATTAAGCTGATAATGTTACCATTACCGATATAAATCTTGTTCTCAACCATTGCGAGACTTGTTGCGAACGACACCATGAATCTAAAAGCTTCAAGTGCGTAGCTGGCATGTAGCGCAAGATAGATAGCCTTAATATGTTCTTCTTCTGATACCTCGATACCTGCTTCTTTCTTACAGTTGAGGACATGGAGCTTATCATAATAATCGCCCACGCTTGATGCCATGTCAACAATCTCTTGGGTATCATGGATAGTATTAAACACTTCCTTGGGCACGTTGTAGATGTTGCGAATGATATGGCTATATGAGCGGCTGTGAATGTTTGTCTCAAAGAACGTCCAGTTATAGACAAGCGCCTCAAGTTCGGGCAACGATACAACAGGAGTAAAGATTTGTGACGGACCTCTGCCCTGTAAGCTATCAAGCGCGGTTTGGCGCAATAGATTGCTAGTGAAGATATGCTTTACTGCTTCACTTGATTCTTTGTGGTCCTGTGCGTCTTTAGTCAACGAAATTTCTTCTGGCACCCAGAAAAACCCACGTGCGGTCTTTTCAAAATCAGCAATCTTGTTGTACTTAACTTCTTCGAAACGCTGAATAGTTACTGGGCCCGCAGGATCAAGAAACATCTTGCGGTTAAGATAGTCTGTCTTTGTAGTTAAATTATACTGTGCTTTACTCATAGCTTACAACTTTCACAATCTGCGTCTTCTTCAAAAAAGTCAATTACTTCTAATGGTGCTTCAACATCATCTTCTGCTTTTGCTCCCTTCTTGTTAATCAGTGAGTAATAGAAGGTCTTGATTCCCCATAGTTGTGCCTGCATTAAGTTCTTAGCAATCAGTGTTGTTGGAACTTTACGCTCTGGGAAATGAGCAGGGTT